CATTTTGCGTACAGCAACGGACAGTCGCTTCAAACTTTTTGAGAAACGGTATAACGCCAGTGTGCTGGACTTCACCACCTCTAATCTTAGAGTTGATGCCCCTGATGCGACCTGCGTTGATACCGATGCCCGCCCTTTGTGCAACATATCTGCCAATAGCCATATCGCTACTAAAGATACTATCGAGGGTGTCATCAACATCAACAAGAACACAGCTAGCGAATTGTCTAAGCGGCGTTCGCACTCCTGCCATGACTGGGGTTGGGATGTTGATTTTGTGGTTGCTGATTGCGTCATAGTATTTTTTTACATATGCAAGACGAGTTTCTGGAGGATAGTCACGGAATAGCGTTGCTGCAATCATTATATACATTTGCTGTGGAGTTTCGTAAACCTTGCCAGTGCTTCTATCTTGTACAAGATACTTGTCAGTAACCTGTCTAAGTCCCGCGTAGGTAAACAAATAGTCACGAGAATTAATGATAAAACTATCGATAGTATCCCATTCCTCAGCAGAATATTTATTTAAGATTGCTCTATCATATACTTTAGCCTCACAGCATTCAACTACATGCTGATATAAAAGTGGGCGGTAATCTGGGTGGTCCCCATATACAGACTTACGTAAACCAAACAAAAGCAAACGTGCTGCTACGTATTGATAGTTTGGAGTCTCAAGACTAATCAAATCATTAGCAGAGCGAATCAAAATCTCTTGAATATCACTTGTCTTTATACCATCAAAAAATTGTAGATTGGCATTCATCTCTACTTGAGATTCAGAAACGCCTGCAAGACCCATGCAAGCGTGTTCTACCATTGTATGCAACTTGTCAAGATTAAGTAACTCAACACTTCCATCACGCTTTACTACAGTAATCTCGCTCATACTTTTTTCCAGTTTGTAAATTTAATTTGTGCTTCTAATCCTTGGTAGGTGTTGCATTGTATCACATTATTGATATCATGTCCAGCAAGCACCATGTCATTAATATCTTTCTCTTTAATATTTGATGGCCAAATAACTACCTTATCGTTTTGTCGTATGGTTTTAGCAATACGTTGGACGATTTGTTTGTTTCTTGGTTCGTTATCATAAATCCACACAGAATCACCAATACCCCAGTTGTTAACATCAAGGTCAGCTCCGCACATCGCAACTGAGTTATAAATGAAGAGTGAGTCCAGCGGTCCCTCAGTGATGTATACCGTTTGGTCGGTGTTGATTGAATCGAGTCCATAAATTTTGGGAGAGTCTTGGTTGAATAAAATAGTTATGTATCTTAAATTTGTTGTTGGAGATAAAGACCTACCTTGTATACCAAACCAATTACCATCTTTGTCAATAAAAGGAATAATAATTCTAGGTCTATCATTCTGAAGATTTTCAAAAGTGTTAGGGACTTTAGTATTCACCCAACGCTTAAACTTATCTGTGTAATATAATTCGGATAGTTTACTCAAAGGAATCTGTCTACTCTCCAAATAGTCTCTTGCTGGATGCCCTTTATTTAGGTTAGAGATTGATATGAGGTCTGTTACCTTTTCTGCAAAGTACGGTTTTGCTGACGGATATTCTGGGTCTGGTGTGTGTCTACCTTTGCCAGTCATACCATGTCTATATTTCTCCATGATATATTGGTCATGAAGGTCTACGGCATTATCTTTTAAGAAGTTGGAAAGAGACTTACCTATGCCACAATTGTGACACTTGTAAATATATTCTGATTTCTTAAGAAAGAAGTATCCCCGAGCCTTGTTTTTATTTTTTATTGAATCTCCACAATAGGGACATCGAAAGTTATATAGACCAGACTTGACATGTTTATACTTCTCTAGACGGGTGCTGAGGAGTCTGATGTATTTGTCGTCAACATAGTCCATTCAACTTTTTCAGCTGGATACAGCATACTCGTTTTATTCGGTTGTGTCAATATAGATCCGAAAAATTGAGCAGACCCAATTACTACAAGTGCTGCAGACCCCATGCCAGTGGCAATCCAACGAAACCTAGAAAGTTCGTCAATTCTTTTTTCAAGTTTATCTAGTTTAATATTAATTGCTTTAACTAATTCTATGATTGCAGCATCTGCTTTGTCTACTTGCTCTAATCTATTTTCATGCCGCTCTAGTATAAGTGCAACATTCTGGTTACCTTCACTTATTTTGTCTACTGCTCTCTCAAGTTTATCGAGCATCTCCTTTGAAAGGTCTTCATATATTTGAAACTTAGCTTCCAAGACATCAAATTTTTGTGCGCCGAAAAGTCCCATTAATCCGACCTCAATGCCTGTTGTCTTTTTTTCCAATAAAATTGAATAACCTCATTTGGATATAATCTCTTCACTTCAATTTTTTTGAAATTCTCTGGACGATAAATTTTACGCAACTCTATTTTAATTTGTGCTTCAGATTTTGAATAGAGGACGTATTGCTCAGCCCCATCGTAAGAGATAAGGAATGGGAGAAAACTTGTATCTTTTTGCGCCCCTTCAGTCGTTAACATATCTGAAGTGGACATAGCGTAACGACGACGCTGCATAGGTCTCCTACGAGACAGTTTTTTGACGCCAGGCTCTACTGCTGGTGGAAGCGAAGTTTCAGCACCAGATCCGACACAATTAGTAGGGGCGTCTTCATGAATCATATGTTGTTAAGTAAATTGTTTACTTCAATATCTATTTGAGTTTCTGTTAAACATCCTGCAATTTCAGGATATCTATCTAGATATAATAGTAAAGTCTTAATCAATGGCCAATATTCTTCTTCAAGTTTGTACATCAATAAAGGAATAGTGCCCTCACCAAAAACATTAAACAACACAATCAAATGATTTATAACTAAATTTACTCGAAGGACACGAGTTTTTAAATATCTTTTAAGAAGTCTCTTGAGATATTTAAACTTCTTCATGTCCTCCATAAAATCATCAACGGTAACCGATTGTGGATTATCGTAATGCTTAATAGCAAACATCAAATAATTTTTTTCATTTAAAGATTCAAAATGCATTACAAATTAACCATATAATTAGGTGCCGAATGTAAGGGTAACTTCGTCAGAGATTACTTCAGTAGCACCAGCAGTTGAATTCAGTTTGACACGATACTCATTACCAGTAGCCGCGGCAGTCTGACCAGTGAGGACAAGTGAGGCACTTGTAGCACCAGAGACATTCGAGAATCTACCGCCAGACGTTGTTCTCTTCTGCCACTGGAAGGTAACGGACCCAACAGTAGCTGTAGCAGCGACAGTAAATGTAGCACCGCCAGAAGCAGTTGTCTGGTTTGTTGGTTGTGTAGTAATAGTGATTGTAGATGCTACGTCTGCCAGAATAGTATCGTCAGCGGTATCTACAGTGTCAGGATTGCTAATGAAAGCCAGTTGCTCTGCCTTATGGCGGGTTGCTCCTGAGACATCCGTGTAGGTACGATACGACCACCAACCAGGTCCAGTAATACCACGCTTCTTGTTTTGTGCAAGAGATGCTTCTGTGCCATCACAGAAAACAATTGTTTCAGTGGCAGATCCAGCTCCATTACCACGTACTCTCTCTGCTTTAGTTTTATTTGCTGCTGTGTCAGATCTTCCGTAAAGCGACATCTTTTACTCCATTAACTTATATCCTGTGTATTATTTATGTAATACCTTTTTTAGAAATAACTGTACAAAGTCTAGTATTCCATTTGCTTGTGTTTTATTTGTCTTTGCCATCCACTCTGACAAAGAAAGGAGTAACCCTAAAATAACGGTTACTCCCCAGTTTGTTACTAAACAAGTAATCATGGTTGTGGTTTGAAGAGTGCTTCTTTAACGGATGCAAAAAGCAAATCATCAATACTATTATCTGTGGACTTTACATACTTCTCAAGAAGAGAAATAACCAGATTCTTAACTGCAGGACTTGTGGCAAGTTGCAGAAGAAGTGGCTTTACTACAGCGACAACTGCTCCCATAATACCTCTGAATCGAGTGACTTATCTTATATAGGCTAGGTAGGGAGTTTACCGTTGCGTTGTGCATCAAACTGCTCAGTTTGTTGGAGCATTTTCTGCTTCATCTTTTCTTTTTTAGCATCCATGGCATCTTGGGATGTAGGAGAAGTTGTGCTTGCTTCGGTAGAGTCACATGCTTCTTTCTTTACTTCATGTGGCTCATATCCTATTCCGTCGCCATCGTCGTCCCACCAACGCTTAGCTTTGGTTTGTTTATCTTTTTTCTTTGCTGCTTCTTTAAGGTCAAGAAGATTGTTTTGGATTAATCTCCGAAATGATTCAGACATAAGGTCCTCTTTTCTTGGATTGATAGTTACATTACCTTTTTTGGTAGTTTTCAAATAACTTTTTTCACCTTGGGGTATCATTCCATATCCTCCATAATTCTTTCAATTTCCGCTTCCGTAAAAATACCAGATGCAGATAGCTTATTTATAAACTCATTATTCAATAATGCAGCTTTCTTATCTGCACTTTGCTTTGCAAAATTTGCTTTACGATATTGCAAATCAGTACGTGCTCCGCTGGTCATACGACCCTGACCCTGAGGTTTTTGAGATCCACCTGCGGGATTAGGACCACTGTTTTTGACACCACGATAGGAGTATGCAGCACCACTACGCTTAGAATCTCCAGAAACCATTTTACCACCATCGGAACGTGAGTCTTGATACTCTTTCTCAGACTGCCCGTGCTTACCTTTGTAGATTTCATCCACTTGATGACCTTCTGGTTCGTAAGAACTATTAAGTCTCTTCTTCGCCTGAGCATTATAAAATCTCTTGGCTTGTGCAGCCTTGCCAGCAGCACCCTCTTTATCACCAGCAACAGCCAACTTACCACGCTTGACATCTGCTGCCTTAGATGCTCTAAGCATTAGGTCGGCAGAGACTTCATTAATCTCTTCACCTTCTGCTTCGTATCCTGCCTTTACACAGTTGTTGACTTCCTTGCCGCCCTTCATTTTAGTGCCACGTTTTTTATATCCCTTCCAGCAGGAACTAAATCCATTATCATCGACTCCATCCATCTTCTTCTCAAGCATTGCCTGGTGGAGATCTTCAATATCAACATGCTCCTTAACTTGCAGTCCCATATCTGCAGGGTCCTTGGCAGTTTTTTCTCCACCCTTACCGACGACTATGTAACGACCATCACTCTTACGACCAGTTACCACATAAGAAGTCCCACCTGCTTGTACTACTCGACCAATATTACGGTCATCAGGTGTTTGTCTCTTCTTCTTTTGAATCGCTTCGCGCTCAATAGGGAATCCAGCGTATCCTTCAATGATAGGCTCCCAAGAATCAAAGATTTCAACTACCTTATCAAGACCCTCATTAAGTCTTTTGCCTTGTAAATTTGCACCAGACTCAATCGCTTTAAGAATCTTGGTCTGCTCTTCCATGGTATACCCCATGAGAGCAGAAGATACTAGAATTTCTAACGTCATCGATTTACCCTAAATGGTTCTTTATAGTATTATTTAGTTTTAGCAGGTTTTCTAATTTCAGCATTAAACTGTGAGAATTTTTTAACTGCTTGTCCAGGCGTCATTGCTTGGACTGCCATTCTATATGTATCAGTTCCGACCTTCCAATCATTACCGCTACCATCATCGGCAGAATAATTTGACTGGTCGCCCATCATTCTATCTTCCTGTGATACTTCAGTAATATGTTGTAACCAAGCCCGATGCTCATTGCCATCTGGCATCTGGAAGATTACATAATTAGTGCCACGGTGGACAACATTACCACGCAAACCACTATCATCATGCTCTACAAGTGCACCAACTTTAAAGATGTGGTCTAACATGTAATGATTGCGGAATGCATCAAAGTCTAATTTAGGAGCATACTCCCAAACTGATTCATGCACCGACTCAGCCTTCTTACCTTTTTTAGATTTAGGTGGAGGTGGAGTCATACCAGCAATCACATCTTGCATCAGTTTAGCACTGTGCTTCTTAGAATATCCTTTGGGCATACCCGCATGGAAAGAATCATGGTCTGCACTCTGAGCATGTGCTCTCATCTTACTAGCAGAAAGATTCTCGATAGGATCTTCAGAGTTATCTGCACGAGCACCAGCGGATTTAATATTGATACTCTTGTAGTTATAATGGACTCCATTATATTTGTTAGTAAGATTCTCGAATTCTTTTACTCTGTCATCACCAACAACCAGTGTCACATGCTCATGACCCTCATCATTTAAATCACGGAGAACATCGAATATATTCCGATGTGCTTCATTATTTTGAATTGCTTTGTCATGATGAGGAAACATCTTCCTCATATGTCCAACTTTCTGGTCAGCAGTCAAGGGATTCTTTTGGTGGTCCTGACTCCTAGAGGGATAAATGCGATAGTTACCACTGTCACCACCATGCGCCTTAACAGCATCAAGCAACTTACCATGACCAGCATGAGGGGGATTGAAGCGACCAAAAGTAATAGCAACATGCTTGTCTTCTAGTTTTTTATTTGCAGCAGTTGACTTGCCCTTAGAAGAAGTGCTTGGTTTCTTAGCGGCAGTTGCGGCTGCTTCTCTCAGGAATTCGATAAATCTCATTTGCCCCAATCTTTAGCGACGGTAAAGTTTGCTCTGGAAAACTCCAGTCTATCAACAAGTTTCATGGCAGTGCCATCCTTGATAGCCACAAATCCTTCTGGACTCGTGACGCGGTATCCATTCTCGTCTTCCAAGAATGTGCCGACTCCATCAATTTTTTTCAGTTTATTTATGACCTGCTCTTTAGCAGTAATCAGATTCTTAAATCCACTAAGTGCGGAAAACATAACAGACTTGTTACTATTTAGGTAAGCAATTGCTTCCCGTCTACGAGTCTCCCATTCACCTTGTGCTTTAGGAGTCTTCTTCTTAGCAATCTCTGCCTTATAACGAGCATCGACAAACTTGCAAAACCCCTGTGCCATAGAAGCAGCGTTAGTTGGAATATGCCCCCCCTTAATTACTTCGTTGAAATAAATCTTAAAGAGAGCAGTGAATGCCATGTTGCCAGTCTGCTGCTGAATAGTATCTAGAAACTTCCTACCCGTCTTGAGGTTAGTCTCAGCAATTCGGATACTATTATTCAGGCGAGTTTGTTCTGCCACAGATAGATTGGCAACGCCATTCGTATTCTCAAAAGTTGCAGAGAAGACCGCAACTTTCTTACTATTCTGCATGGTAGATACATCAACGCCAAAAGATGCATTCATCTCAGGTAGAATCTGACCATGATAGCGAGTGTGGAAAACAATACCGAGGTCAGACTGTCCCACTTTCGTCCCAAGGTCAGTATTAGCATCTACGCAATAAGTAATAGTATTTGGTTTGAATTTGTAACAAGTTTTACCACCCATCTGCATCTTAGGTGGGGTGGAGGTATAGAGGAGATCGCCTTGCACCACACCAGTGATACCTGTTTGCGGCAACAGTCTGAGACACTGCTTCAGTTTAGGAGCAATTGGATGTCCAGTATACCATAGGTCAATATCTTCATCTGCATAGCAGACTTTAGGCTCGGTCTTAGCAAATACAGATTTGGTGCCGACGAAAAAGTAACCAGTCTCAGGGTCAACACCGCAGATGATTGCAGGTGCCCCATCCCACTTGACAGTTACCTTAGTGCTGCTGCCACCACTACCCGTGGTCAGCATGTCCCTCAGAGACTTGAGAAAATTGATTGCGTTGGTAGCACCAGTGTATCCGCTGTTGAAGATATCATCTTCTAGGTGCTCTAGGTGAGTGTTTTTTGCCATGTCTGTATTATAGGGCAGAGTGTGAGCAGAGTGTGGGCAGAGTGGACAGTCTCATGGTTGGACCCCCAGCTTGTCGCGATATGGATTTCCAATAGATGATTTGCATCTCAAATAAAAAACATCTCCTACCTGGATATTATTCTTGAGATGATTTTCCATATAGAAGTTTGGTATTCCTCCAGTGGCAGCGAACTTGTAGTATACCACTTCACGCATAACAAATTCCTTAATTACATCAACATAGTTAATCAGTTTTTTATCTTTACTTAGTTTCTCAATAGCAATTTGGCAAATAAGAGATGCCAGTCCAACCCTTCCGCTGGAATGCTTTGGTGTTTCCCAGTAATTAATTCCCTCTGAATAAAATGTCTCAGCTAATTTCAACCACAAATCAGATGCCAGGTTAACATCTGTTTCATCTGGGTCGTCACCACTACCAAGCATCCTATCAATACCCATAATAACTTCACTAGGAAACTGTGTCTTTGTACTTGCATTACCCACAAGCAGTCTAAGTGCTTTGAATGACCCAACTCTTACATTGTTATCTGCCAACACCTCTAATAGTTTAAAGTTAAATGTCTTCTTATAATCTTTAACCCATTGAGAGGTTGCATCCTTATTAAGTAACTCAATTATATCTTGTGGTTTGACTACGTTGGTTGTCTTACTTATCTTCTTAACTGAAAATTGATATGATCTTCCTTTGTCATCATAAATGATGAAGTCAATAAGGGCGTAGTTACCTTCAACTGGAATATATGCAATACCATTATTTTTATTTAAATGTGGCATTCCATAGTCTGCTAATGTGCTTCCACCTCGCTCAAGCACACACAGTGGCGCAATAATTTCGGAGAAGTCTTTCTCAATATCATTCATGGTATCAATATACTTTGTTGCTGCTAATGCTCTATATGCGTCTACCAATGTCTTCCTATCTGCTGGACCATGATGCATACAATAGTCAGTTAACTCTCGTAAATAAACCTTTATTACCATTGGCAAATCACTTCTAGCATCTATTGCTTTCAGCACTTTATTGTAGTAGGTATTAAAATCCATCTTGATGCCAGCGATGCCATCAAAGTCCTGCGGTTTTAGTTTAACAGTAATCTTTCCAGCAGCAGACCTCTGGGGTTTACCAATGTCTGCAGTAGTAACCCATCCTATCTTATCAATATTATATTGGACTTTTACTCTTGGTGCATATGTCCCAATATTTTTAAGCGACATGATATGTACTGGGTCACCCTTTCGGATAGTGCCACTTTTAGTTTTGCTCTTTGCACCATCATATACACTGATATCTTTTGGTGAAGGTTTTTCAAATCCCTCAGCAAAAAATCTTTTATAGTCTTCCCATGCTTCTTTGATTGTCCTTGCCATTAAAAAGAGGGGCGATTACCCCTCTATTTAGAATCAAATATCACCAGGACAACGATTTTCCGAAAAATCTACATCGAAAATTCCATCAGGATATCTGGCTGCCAGTTTCAAGGTATTCATATAGATGACTTCATCAAGTCTTACATCGAGAGCAAGTGATGCTTGAGCAACATACCACATAATATCACCCAATTCTTTGACAAGATGTTCTTTGTTTTCCTCAGTCCAGGGTTTGCCTTGGAATTTAAGTTTTTTGACAATCTCCATAAACTCACCGCCCTCTGCAACTAAACCAGATGCTGCAGTATCAAGACGATTGATATTGCAACCTTCTCTATGCAAATCTGCATAACGAGAGAGTAAGTCGTCAAAGTTTTTACTTGCATTTGACGTGACCTCATCAACAAATTTTGTATATTTGTCGAGGTCAATCTCAAACTTTTCAGGACCTTTCTTAGCATCTGCTGATTCTTTCTTTTTCTGAGCAGCTCGTTGCTTAGTCTTAGCAGTCCCTCTCAAATCAGGATTAGCTAAAAGGTCGTCAAGATTCGTAGGTGTGTTATCAATAAGCTCTTCTGCACGTTTACGTTCTTGCTCAGATTTTTCTTGAGCAGCATTATTAATTTTTTCCATCTCTTCATCAAGTCCACCTTCAACTTGATTAGTAAATCTAGGGTCGTTAGTCATGTTAAATCTTAAATCCGTCGAATGTTTTTTTGGTTTCGGTAAACGCTATTGAGGAAGATGATTGAATATCTCCAGCATCGATGATGTCATCCTGTGCGCTTTGGTCGCAATCATACAACCTCATCTTTGCTCTGTCAATACCTACAATGAAACGTTTATACATTGTAGGATCATTATATCTATTCTTCAATTGTTTGACCATAATTTGTCCCATATTATCAAGGTCTTCAGTTGAGATGAGTGCAAACATAAGGTCAGCAGTAGCAGGTAGACCAAAAGATTCTGAGGTATCCGTAAGCTCTACATCGCTATTTCCATAACCCGATCGAGTAGTCTGCGTAGCAGATACAATCGGAACATTATATTCACCAGCAAGACCACGTAACTCTTCAGCGATTGCCTTAACGTATGTGTATGAATTTACAATGGTGCCTTTATATCGTGCAGATGCACAAATGTTTAGGTAGTCAATAAAAATAATGTCTGGATGAAATCCTTTCTTTAGAGACAACTCATTGAGAAGTGATTTAAAATGTCCAACGTGTGCTGATGCAGTAGGATATTCTTTAATTACCAGAGTGCCCTGTGTCTTTTGTCGCAAAGAATAGATTTTAGAATTGTATTTCTCTTTTGTAAAGAGAGGGTCACTCAAAGTTTGTATTGGAATGTCGAGGAGGTTGGCATCAATTCGCTCAGCAATTTTCTCCTCTGCCATTTCAAGTGTAATGTAGAGTACGTTGCGCCCCTGCAAGAGGCAGGAACTAGCATGGTGGCACATGAAAAGACTTTTCCCGACACCTGTGCCAGCAAGAGCGATGTTGAGAGTCTTATTAGGGAGACCACCTTTTGTGATTTTGTTGAAATAATCGAGGTCAAACGGGACCTTTTCTTCTTTTCTGTGGTAAAACTCATAACGTTCTTCAGAATCTTGAATATAATCATGACCAACGTGGTCATCAAAACAAACACCCAACGCTTCGGACATGATGGATGGTATGGCATCTTTGGTGCGAGTCTTGTCTTGCCCATCGGCAATCTTGACAGACTCCATGAGGGCGAGATAAATTGCTCTCTCCTTACACCACTTTTCTGTGGTATCAATTAACCAGTCAGCATTATACTGCTGCCTATCTAGGTTATCAAGAAAGGTCTCAATCTCTTTATACACTTCCTCACTGATATCTCTACGATTTTCAACCTCAATCTTTAGAGCATTAGGTTCTGGAGTTGCATCAAATTTAGAAACATAGTCATTAATCGTAGTAAATAATACTCGATTAGTAAGCATGTCAAAGTATTCATCCTTGAGAAATGGAATTACTTTCCTACAGTATTCCTCATCAAGAATAAGTTTACTTAAGGTAATTTCTTCAATCTTTAGACTCATTGATAGTGGAGATAAGTGGTTAGTTTATACAAATTTTGACTAATAGGTTTATGCTCAAGAGATGGATATTGCCATGTTGATGGATGCATTACAATTCTACCCTTCTTAGGTGCAATCTTTACTCCTGCTAAAACAAATTCTAATTCTCCTCCAGAGTCAACATCAGAAAGATAGATATGATATGCCAAGAATCTTTTGGAAGATTCTGCATCACCTATATCCATATGAAGTCCAAAGTAATCACCATCTTTGGCAGAGTATTTAATCATCTTAATTTGCTCTAGAGCGTTTTTACTTGGCCAATATTTTTCACATTGAGTCTCAGTATAGTAACGTATGCCAGTATCGATGATTGGTTGCAGAATAGCATTCTGTAAAAGTTGACACTCTTTATTATTATTTTGCTCTGCTTCGTTAGTGAGATTCATAGCAGAACATTGTATCTTATCTGCAGATTTAATTGGATAAACTTTAGTAGACTCCTCAAATAACCTAATAGCATTTAAGCAAAAATTATTATCTACAGCGTCATCATAAACTTTAATATAATCTTTAAGCTCCATACTTAAACTCCTTTGAAGCGCACTCGTCAAGCGCCTGCATCACTTCGGGCGTGAAATACTTCTCAGGATCGGTAAGAATAACAGAAGGATAAATGGAAGATTCCCCAACAACAATCCGATTACCCTTGCGTTGGAATACTCCGTATTTCTCACCCAACTCCAGTAATCCATAATACTTATCCAATCCCCGCTCGTCATAAAAAAGACGTGTTTCAACTTCGCTATTCTCCTTTGTTAAACGTGACTTTGCTGTTTTTGCTTTAATAATACTACCAATAACCTCAGTGCCATTCTTTTCTTTCTTCTTAGAAAGGTAGATAATTTGAGATGCAGCATACTTTAAACCACTACCTCCACCCATTTCTTTTGTAGGAATATATGCACCTACAACATCGTAAGTATGATTGGTAACGATGAGAGGCACGTTTGCTTTACCCAGTTTGAGAGTAAGCACTCTAAAAATAGACTTCACCACTTGAGCACGAGTCATATCTCGTGTCTCTTTGCCTGCCTCAGAATCCTCTACTTCTTTACTTGTAGATAACATACCAAGAGAATCAAGCACAAACATCATTGGTTTGCGTTTTTCCTGAGGTTGGTTGAGATATTTATCAAGAATTTTAATTGCCTGTGTACGAAACTCCTGCACTGTAGTGACAGGCACAATTACCATACGACGAGAATCAATATTCCGAGACTCAATCATTTGTCTAGAAATAGCAGACTCAGACTCAAAATAAATTACGCCCGCATCAGTATCAGTCTCAAGAAAATGCTTGACAATGCCAAGGCAATAGAAAGTCTTACCAGTCGAAGACTCACCAGCAATAGCTGTAATTTTATTCGACGGGATGCCACCAAAGATAGATCCAGATACCAAAGCATTAAAGATATAGGACCCAGTATCAATGAAAGTACAAGTATCGCCTGCTGCCACTCCATCAGAAACCAAACCAGCATATTCATTATCAATTTCCTTTACAATATCCGTTAAAAAACTCACGACCAAAGTGCCTCCAATGTGTTTACTTTTTCTGCTTTCCAACCAATCGTATCAAGAATTGCTTTGAGTGGATCTAGGAAACTCTTGGTAAACTGTAAGTCATAATCGATGCTTTTGTCAAGCCCAAATTCAGTAGGAAGAGTTTGAAAGAATGAGATTACATTCTCATTAATACGATTTGGTTGGTGAAGCATCACGTATTTAATTTTTTCACCTTCCTGGATAAGAGGATACTTGTGAGAAAGTTTCTTTTTCTTTACCCAAAAATTATACAAAAGCGCACCCCTCACATGCATGGGGCAACCCTTACCATAAATTGTCGCTGGATGAGAATTTTTTGCAATGTTATTACATCCCCGAGGAAAAGCAATCTCTTCAACAGGAAGTAATTCAAACTCTTTCCGAAAAGTTTTGATATACTTTTGCACATCTTCCTCAGTGCCATTCATGATAGTTTGTAGTGCTTGCTTAATAGCAACTCGGCAAGATCCTGGAGTAGATGACTTGACTGCTTCAATTCCCATCATCTTAAGTTTAGGTTTTTCATAGCGCACACCTTCGCTATCCCATACGTTAAGAATATAACGCTTCTTGGCAGTCCAGATACCTTTGTTAGCAATATTCTCTCGCTTCATTTGCATCTTCTGCTCATAAGCATTTACATAGGTTGCCAATTCTTTGTAAGAATTCTCAATAAACTTTTCAAATTCCACATTACACACCTTGTCAATGAACCCAACAATGCGCTCATCGCTCGTCTCTCGGTCTTTGAATATTGAGTGTACAAAAGGACCCATATTAAGATAAATGGAATCGGTATCAGAAGCAATAACATAGTCTTTTCCATCAGTTTTTAGAATCTTATTGAGATAAGCATTCATCTTATCCTCAATCCACCGAATAGAGACCTGACCGCTGAGTGTAATCGCCTCTGCGTTTGCCAGGTTATAGTACCTAAAGTATTGGTTTCCGATGGCACCATATGCTGAGTTGAGTTGTATCTTTCGTGCCATTTGGATGTTGT